AGAAGAGATGCTCGCTATTTTATCCGGCAATTTAGATCTAATGCGGCGATGTCTTCATGTGTTCAAGACTATAGAGCCGCCCTTCTGGGTCAAGTCAGGCGCATCGGTCAAGTACTCTGAGTGCGTCAAATGCGGGCTACGCTGCAAATCATAACTTTGAAAATAAATTACACACATGCTCAATAACGGCACATAGTTAAAAGGAGACTGCCAAATTGAGGACATAGCCATGAGTCCTGAAATGCTACTACAACTTGCTCGACAAGTTCAGCTAGAAGCGAGCGCGGAATCAGAAAGCAGAAATGCTGACACAGACTCCCGCAACGCAGAAATCCAAAAAAACAAACACATATTACACAAATACAAAGTGACAAGATTTTCTGGCGTTGAAGTAGAGATGAAAGAAGACGATGTTACTTTGAAAACGGGGCATCTGGACAGCAAGAAAGAAAAAACACGCAATCGAAAGTGGGGGATATTCTCTAGTTGCTTTGGCACAGAGAAAGAATGATAATATTAAATGAGACGGATGACTCAGATAAATAGGTTAGGGCAACTTTGAACAAGCAAAAAATGGGACGATTTGGAAAGACGGGTCTTAAGTATAAAGAAGAGTATGTTGAGCAGGCTTACGAGATTCTGAGCTCTGGCAAGAGCATGCAAGAACTGAATACTGCTTTCTTTGTTACTGAAGATACAATTACAAATTGGCGCAGATTGCATGATGACTTTGACAACGCTATTAAGCTCGGTAGACAAGCTGGAATAGCCTGGTGGTTAAATCACGGCCGGGAGCGAATGCACGACCCTGACTTTAACAATGCTGCTTTTAACACGTATTTAAGTCGTGTCTACGGCATCAGAATGAACAAGGCTAAGAAGATAGACTTGAGAGCTGAGAAGATAGTTGATAGCTACAAAAGACTGCTCGAAATCATGAGTGGCGGAGACCTTGACTCTAAAGAAGCGACAGACCTGTCTAAGGTGCTACTGAACGGCGCAACTCTTGTAGAGCACACGGAGCTCAGCGACAAGATGAAAGCGCTTGAAGACAAGATGAATGAAACGAAATAGGAAGCAGCTCTTTGAAGACATCGAGCGCATTGAAAGAACGCTTCAAGAGAACACTTGCATCGCTTTACGATTCGTTGATGCAAAAACTGGGAAGCTCATCAAGAGCACGCCAGACGAACCTCCTCCGGGAAGCGTTACAATCACAGTCCGAATCTGAAGAACGAGAATTCTGGTTCTTCTTTTGTGATGTTGAGCCCCATTTGTTTCATCGGTGTTGCAAGCGGGGTTTTACTCACTGTTATGTGGTTGAGAAATTAGAATACATTTGGATGATGTACAACCCAACGCGGGTTGGCCTTAACATCGTGCTACCCCCGTGCGAAAGCGCACACCCTTTCCCCGAAACGCTTCACAGATTAGACCCTGATATGCACTGTGTTAAAGTCATAACGCGCGGAAACGGGGATTCTTTAACTTACAAGCCAAAACTTATATCATGTGTGAGTACGCTACAATACGTAAGCGGAATCGGGTACCCGTTTTGGTGTTTAACGCCGTATCAGCTGTACACAAGACTCGTTGCTGCAAAGCATCACAATATTAAGACCTCGGAGGTGATCGATGTCGACTGGAAGTCACGAAGCTAAGCGTGCTGAAAAGAAAGCGAACATAGCAGCTGAAGAACAAACAGCATTGCGTGTGTCAGCTGAAGAAAAGGCTGCTAGAGAACGCAACAAAGCGCAAAGACTATTTGTCCGCCAGATTCGTTCACGGCTTGGCGGTGGATTCTTGTCTCCGCAAGACCGCGGGACATTGGGATAATGGAACAAAATCAAATCAACGCTCTTCTATCGAGAAGAGAGCGAGCAGTGGGACGCACTGCAACATGGATGGACTTGCTCAAGAACGCATACAAGCTTGCGATTCCGAACAGAAACCCCTGGGAGATGACCTCCGAGGGTACAAACATGAACTGGGATGTGTACGATTCAACGCTAGTGATGGCAACGAAGAAGTTCGTACACAACACAATAAATGCGTTGATGCCTCCTGGCAAGAACTTCGTGAAGCTTGTGGCGGGACGTGAAATTCCGGACGAAGAGAAAGAAGAGAAGAACAAGCAGCTTCAAAAGATTACAGAGACGTTCTTTCACTACTTAGACCAGTCGAACTTCGATCTCGTGATATCCGAAGCATTCATGGACATGGCTATCTCAACAGGTGTCATGCAAATCAATGAGGGCGATGACGACCACCCCCTCATCTTTAGCGCGATTCCTAGTGACCAGGTCAGCTTCGAGACAGGCCCAAGAGGCGAGTTCTCAGCATTCTTTAGAGATTGGCACGACCTTCGGCCGGAGCATTGCTTCGAGCTGTGGGGCGATGACTTTGTATTGCCGGAGAGGTACAAGGATGACCATCAAGCAAAACTTGAGCTCTATGAAATCTCTTATTACGACTACAAAGAGAAGACATACAGATACGTCGTTATCGACAAACACACGAAAGAAATGGCCTACTTCCGAGAAGAAAATTCTTGGGAGTGGGTTGCTTTCAGAATGTCTAAACTGCCGGGTGAAGACAGAGGCCGAGGGCCCGTCCTTGACGCTCTTCCATCAGCCGCGACCATCAACAAAGCAGTCGAAGACGAGCTGACAGCAGCAGCACTTCAAGCAGCCCCAGTCTATATGGCGTACACGAACGCTATCGTAAACCCGTACAACTTTAAGATTGCGCCGAACGAAATTATTCCGGTAAATCCAATGGGGTCTGACCAGTGGCCGATCGCTCCCTTGCCGAGCGCTGGCAACATCAACTTTACAGCGATTGTAGTAAATGACCTGCGTTCTCAGATTAACGAAATCATGATGACTCAGCCATTGCAGCCCATCTTCAATGCTCCCGACCGCACCGCAACAGAAGTCGCAATCAATCAAAATACGATTCGTGAGAACGCATCAGCAGCTTATCAGCGTATTCAGAGAGAGCTGTTTGACCCGATTGTAGACCGCGTACTCTATATATTACGTAAGAAGGGTCTGGTTGGTGACGTTGTCGTAGACGGCAAGTCTGTCTCCTTGACGTACTCAACACCGTTGGGTCAGTCGAAAGAGCAAGCAGAGCTTGAGAGCTTTATGCAGTTCTATCAAATAATGATCGGGTTCTTCGGACCTGAGATGAGTGTAAATCTCGTAGACTCTCCGAAGCTGCCTCGCTGGGTTGGGGAGAAGCTCAACAGCAAGCTAGATTTGATTAAAGACGAGACAGAGATTCTCATGATGATTCAACAAGCACAGGAGCAAGCAGAGAATGCAGCAGAAGCAGCAATTGATGGACCAGGACAAGCTTGAGAAGCGTAACGAACGATTCTTACAGCTTTGTTACAACGTCTTCGAAGACAACGAGCAGGGCAAAGAGCTATTAGCCATCTTTAAAGAGTCATTGATTGAAATGGCTCCCGTGGCTGACCCGTCCAAAGACGCAAATCATGCGTTCTTCAGAGAGGGTCAGAATCACGTTATTCGTTCGATCATCGCGAACATTCAGATGCACAAGCAAAAGCAAGGGAACTAATATATGAGCGAAGAAGTAGCAGCAGTTGAAGACACCTCGGCAACGAGCCTTTGGGACCATGCTGAGCCAGAAGCCCCCTCCCCTGCCGCTGATACCCCCCCTGCCCCCGTAGAATCAGGCTCCTCAGAGTGGTTCTTCGCAGAGGGCGTAAAAGGGGAGGGTGATAAGCCTGAGTGGATGAAAGACAAATACAAGACGATGGCCGAGCAGGCAAAAGCCTATGGTGAGCTTGAGAAGAAGTTTGGCGAAATGCGTGGCGCCCCGAAAGATGGCTACAATCTAGACGGCATTGAAGGCTTTGATAAAGACGACCCAATTCTTTCTCAGTTCAGCGAGACATTCAAAGAGCTCAACTTGTCTCAAGAGGGTTTCGAAAGAGTCTTTCAAGAGTTCAACAGTGTTCAGAGCAACATGATTCAAGCTGACGTTGAAGCAGAGATGAAGAAGCTCGGGCCGAATGCTAAGTCCGAAGTCACACAAATCAACAGTTGGATCGACAACACATTTGATGAGCAGACTGCTGCGACTGTTCGAGCCTGGGTGGCCACCGCTGATGACATGAGAGCATTGCAAGCATTGCGCTCATTTCAGCCTCGTTCTGCTATCCCCAGTCAGTCTGACGCCTTGAGAGTCGGTTCGTTTGAAACGTCTAAAGAGTTGAAGGCAGAGATGTCTTCAAACTGGAACAGATACAAAGACGATGAGGGCTATAGAAAGTCGATGATGAGCCGCATGACAGACGCTGTGAAGCGCGAGAAGCACGGCAAGAAGTAGAGTTGATCGCATAGATTCAACCGGCTACAATGTTTATACAAGATCCATTTCTGTGGGCACTCTTGCTTGATAAAAATTAAGCTTGTGCCCATGGGAAACTCCCCCGCCGGACCCCTGCCAAACAGCACAAGACACGCAAAATATATTTTAATTATTTTAGGGGTCTACACATGTCTGTTTTTCTAGATGATGTCGCAGTCAAGGCGTTTGAATCAGAAGTTCACGCCGAATTTCAATCCATGGGTTTCAAAACTAAAGATTCATTACGAATCCGTCGGGACGTAACCGGTTCTCAATTACAATTTCCGAAAGCTGCTGCTGGCATAGCGCAACAAAAAGCTTTTCAGGCTGATGTCGTTCCAATGAACGTCGACTATGCGCCTGTCACTTTGACGCTTCAAGACTGGCATGCTTCTGACTACAGCGACATCTTCGCTCAAGCAGAAGTTAACTTTGACGAGCGTATTGAGCTTGTTAAATCAAGTGCCATGGCCATCGGACGCAGAATGGACCAAATGGTCATCGATGCTCTTGATGCTTCCGGAACGGCTAACACTATTGCTGCCGGTGCTGCAAACTACACATACGCTAAAGTACGTGAAGCAATTAGTCTTTTACATCAAAATAACGCAGGCATGAACGGCATCTACGCACTTGTGTCAGCGCAAGGTGAAGACGCATTGCTGGGCGAGAGCGAGCTAACCTCATCTGACTTCGTAAACACACGCGTCATCGACAATGGCGGTTTAGACGGTCTTAAATTAGCCGGTGTAAACTGGATCGTTTTAGGCGACATGGACGAAGGCGGAATCACCAAAGCTGGCAACGACCGTGACTGCTTCATGTGGGACAAAGCTGCAATGGGCATGGGCATCGGAATCGACTTCAGAACTGAAGTTAACTACGCGCCAGTGAAGTTGAGCTATTTAGTTTCAAGTTTGTTCAAAGCTAACGCTGTAGCGATTGATGCGACCGGTATCGTTAAAGTAACAATTGACGAATCTGTATAAGCATCGAAATAACTAGGAGAAACGAAAATGGCTTTTGTATTAAACAAATTCAACAACTGGTCATCTGGTGCCGCGAAGGGTCCCAAGCAGTTCGCTTATGTGTCTACAGACGACACCCTTGCAACAATCATTGCAGATGATTACTTCTTGGAAGTAACAAACGCATTGGCTGCTGATGACTTGATTTACATTGTTGGTACAGACGGCAAGGGAACATTCACTGTTCTTGCGTCATCCGCCACCACAGTAACGCTCGGCTCATCTGATGGCCTTGTGGTCTCTCGTGTCACAGTGACTTCAGCTGAAGTTCTGTTGCTTGCAACGACTCCAAAAGAGTTAGTCGCGGCTCCAGGTGCGGGCAAAATATTGTTGTTTGAAGGCTGTCACATTCAGCTTGATTACAACTCTGTTGCTTACACAGAGTCAGCTGACAACTTAGTTGTTGCGTACACGAACGCAGCAGGTGTTGTTGTGTCTCAAATCATTGAGATGACCGGCTTCATCACATTGACTGCTGACAGCTCGACTCGTGGATTCGCTGCAATCAATCCAATTGTTGCGAACACGGGTAACGAGAATCAGGCGCTTGTTCTTGATAATAACAATGCTAACTTTGGTGGGGCTGGTGATTCACCGCTCATCATCGATACATTCTATAAAGTCATCAACGGCGTATAAATAAGAGGGGGGCTTCGGCCCCCTTTTTGAGAGGTAAAGCATGGCTTTCGATATTAATGCGTTTAATAACGTCTCCTCTGGTGGCGCGAACGGTGCAAAACTTTGGTCATACAAGTCTGCAGCAGACAATTTAGCAACTATTGCAGCAGCAGATTATTTTCTCCCAATGCGTTTCGCGATGGGGAATGAGGACATCATCTTTGTGGTGGGCTCTGACGGTACACAGCTTCGTAACGTCACATCAGCACAAAATGCTTCTAGTGTTACGACTGCACTATTCTTTGGTGTTGGCTCTATTGATACAGCGGACCTCGCAGATGGGGCTGTTACAGCTCCTAAGCTTGCAACTGACGCTGTCACGGCGATCAAAATTGAAGCTGATGCAGTAACTACAGCAAAGATTTTAGATGATGCTGTAACTACAGTGAAGATAGTTGATAACGCTATTACGACTGCAAAGATAACAGACGCTAATGTAACGACTGATAAGATTCTTAATGCAAACGTCACAAGCGCAAAGATTGCATCTGATGCAGTCGATGAAAACAAGATTGTCTCTACTTCGTTTGGCTCGTATATTGCGGGCGGGTCTGGGACTTCTATTGATGTTACGACGGCTGTCGCAAAGAGTGTTTCAGTCACACTGAGTGCTGCTCAGTTCCTGGCTCTGTATACGACTCCGATTCAGATTGTCGCTGCAGGTGGTGCGAACACGCTGCATGTCTTGCAGAACGTCATCTATGAAATCAACTACGGCACAGTTCAGTACACGGGTGGCGGGTCTGTGATTATACAGTACGACTCGACAGCCAATGGTGCGGGTGTGGCGGCTTCCGCTTCAGCCTCTTCGATTGAGTTTACCGGAGCTGCAGCAGACAAGTTTATCGGTGGCGCGTTTAACTTATTGACCGGCGCATCTACCGCGATGGTGAACAAGGGCTTATATATAGCGAATGACACATTCTCTTTTGCGGACGGTGATAGCCCGGTTACCGCACACGTCACTTACACGACTGTTACATCCGCTACATAAAGATAGGTGAAACATTATGGCTGGCCCGACTACTGATATTGAGATTATGGCTAATGCAGCGGTGCTGCTCGGCAAAAACGCGTTCGCAACAATCGAGGACTCTGATGAGTTTGCTGTGAGCTTGCAGAAGGTATACGACATGCTTGTTCCAAGTGAGCTGTCAAAGAACCAATGGAAGTTCAGCAAGAAGTATGTGCAGCTTTCTCAGTCCTCGAGCGACCCTGATTTTGCTGAGTTCAGCACAGCGTATGACTTGCCTGCCGACTTCTTATCAGCTGTTCGGGTCTACCCTAATGTGCACTATCAAATCTTCGGCAAGCAGATATACACAGCTGGAAAGGGCACTCTGAAGATGGAGTATAACTATCAAGTCCCTGTGACTTTTTGGTCTCCAGCATTTAAAGAATTTATGGTGTACTCCTTAGCATCGCAAGTAGCTTCTGCGGTGACGGAGGATGCACGCGTTATCCAGCTTATGATGCAAGAGCGTCATCGGGTGTACGCGCAGGCGATGTGGGTGGATGCACAAAACGCTCCGAACGTTGCATTCCAACATCGACCATGGATTGATGCCAGGAAATTTGGTGCGTACGGCAACACAAGGAATTAAAGATGGCGATTCGTCAGATACAAAGCGTTTTTACGCTGGGTGAATTAGATCCAAAATTGCTTGGCCGTAGCGATTTCCCTGGCTACTTCAAAGGTGCTAAAAAGCTAAGAGATATTTTAGCGATACCTCAAGGAGGCGCTAAGCGTCGCTTTGGAACGACCTACATCAAAACACTGGTAGATACGGGGGATTCTGATGCCCCTATTACGAACGCTGATGAAATAAACGGCGTTGAGTACAACTTCAGTGGGTCTAAGACGTACCTCATTCTTGCAAGGCCAAACGACCGGACAGGGTCCCCAGGTGTTTCGTTTGAGATTTACTTGAACAATGCGCTTCAGACGACAGTTACATCGACTGACTACACGATAGCTCAGATACCTGAGCTTGCGTTCGTGCCGTCTCAAAGTCGCGTCATCGTTCTGCATGAAGATGTTCAGCCCCATGAGCTCATCAGAGCCAGTGATTCGTCATGGTCGATCTCAACAATCACGTTTGGACGCTATCCGACTCACGATTTCTCGATCGTTGATAGTGTGACGTACCGCGGCGCAAGTGATACGTTCACACCGAGCGCTACAAGCGGGCCAGGCGTAACGCTGACGGGCAGCTCTGCATTCTTTGATGATGGCCATGTAGGCGGTATATACACAGGCGGTGGCGGCATTATGCGCATCATATCTGTGAACATCGCCGGGACAGTTGCCACGGGCGAAGTCCTTGATGATTTCATCTCAACAGCGGCGATTAAGGGCGTAGATTCACTACTAGAGTCAGCGGCATGGGGCGATTACACCGGCGGAACGCCGCAGGGATTGGACAGAGGTTGGCCATCCATCGGCATATTCTTCCAAAACCGATTGTTCTTAGCGAGAACCCCTCTGCTTCCAGCGTTTATATTCGCATCTGATAGCGGAGACTACTATCAGTTTGATGATTCCGAAGCGTTAGATACGAATGCGTTTTCTTATAAGGTCACAGATGAGATTGTGGCCATCTCTTCAAACAAGGCTTTAAGCGTTCTCACAGCATCGACTGTTGAGTCGAGCTCTATATTCTTAGAGTCGCCGGTAACGCCTGGAAACATATTCATTACACCGCAATCATCCCACGGCGCCTCTTCCTTGCCCCCTGTCATTTTAGACAATCAGGTGATGTTCGTAGATAAGAACACGCAGCAAATCAACACGCTGATGTACGACATCAACACGGGCAGCTTCAACGTTCTGAATGCGAGCACGTTCTCGCCCCAGGTGATTAACAACCCTTCGACGATAGCTGCATACAGCCCTACATCGAATGACGGAGAGATACTGTTCGCCACGAATGCGGACGGCACAATGGGTGTTCTTCAGACGCTAGAAGCTCAAGACGTGCAAGGGTGGACGTTAGCGAGGACCCAGGGGCATTACAAAAAAGCTTATGCTTCGAAGGACAGCGGACACTTTGTCGTAGAGCGAAGCATCACCACTGGCGCTACAGTCACGGGTGTCATAGAGAATGTATTCACAGCGAACAGCGAGTTCGAAGCTATCACAGATATCACGGCTTCTGCTGCGAGCACGGGTACTGATGCGGCAATCTTCACGTCGGATGGCGACTATGTTGTCCTCGGTCACTCTTGTCCCTTTTACAGCCTCGCTGTTGCGCTTGACACAGTGTCCACAGAAGACATCCTTCCAGTGTTCGAATATCTAGACACGCAAGGGAATTGGACAACGTTTACCCCGACGTCAGATGGCACGTCTGGCTTTACCGTTGCGGGTACGATTACATGGGTGCTCAGCACGGATACAGCGAACTGGAAAGCACAAGAGTTTCCGACGACCTTGTCTGATGATGTTATATCCCCCCCGCTGCGCAAGTTCTGGATGCGCATCAGTCGGACTGAAGCGACGGTTTCGACTACTCCCATCGAAGACAGCCTGCTTATTAATGTAGGCAAGAGACTTCATCTAGAGTATGTAGACTTCGACGTTTACACGGACAGCGCTGTATCGACGACATCAGATGGCAACGGGCTCGTGACAGGTCTCGATCATCTTATTGGGCACAGTGTGTACGCGACGATCGGAGGCATCCCAGAAGGGCCATATTTTGTTGACGCCTCAGGTGAGCTGACGGTCAGCGAAGCATCGAGCACGGTCAGCGTGGGCATCAATTACATTCCTGAGATTGTCCCGATGCCGCTTGTTGTTGAGTTTCAGTACATGCAGTCGGTGTATCAGCCAAAGCACATTAAGAGCATCTACGTTGATTACTACAAGTCGCTTGGCATCCTCGTAAACGGGTTCGAGATTCCGACTCTGTCATTGGACAGTCTTGTTCTCGACAGAGCCCCAATCGCGCAGACCGGCTTTTACGAGATAACGCCAATGCGCGGCTGGAATCCCAGGCAGATAAACACAATTTCACAAGAACTACCGCTTCCAATGACCATCATCGGCGTTGGATATAGATTGGAGGCATCATGACATTACCAGTAGCTTTAGCGATAACAGCGGCCAGCACAGCCTTTGGCATAAAGTCTTCTCAGCAGCAGGCTAAGATCGATATTGCGAGCACCAAAGTAGAGACTGCAGCGGCGAAGAATCAAGCAGCGCAACAAGCCTTCGAGGCGGCAAAGGGGTTTAGAGCGGCCTTATCGTCACAGCTTGCCATCTCCTCATTGAGGGGCGGTGGTGGGTCTACCGCGAGACAGTTCGCGGCCAAGAGCATATCGAACATGATGGCTGATGCCACTGCATTTGATCAGCAAATGAAGTTTCTAGATGTGGCATCTAGCTTGCAGATATCTCAAGCCAAGGCAGGCCGGTTCAGCAGGGACTTATCTAGCTCTTCGAGTCTGCTTAATCTTGCTTCAAGCATGGCTCTAGACAGGGCAAAGGGATAAAAACATGGCTAACGAACTTAAGGTGCTACAGCGCCAGCTCCTAAGCGGCGGCTCGAGTCTTCCACGAACCTCATCATTTGCAAACGTCCAAAGCGCATATGCCGACATTGCGAAGGGCGGGGCTTTTGCAGCGCAGTCCTTAGCGATAGAGAAAGGTCGCGCTGAAGGAGCAGAGGATGCCCTTGCTGTATTTGAGTCAGCCGGAGAGAAAGAGCGTGGCTCACCAGGGTTTTTAGCCTCGAAGCAGGCGTATAACCAAGCTTTCAATGCGGTCGAGTCAAAGCTTGTCGCCACAAAAGTGTCAGGCATGCTTGCGAACAAGCGACTAGAAATGTCGCAAGATGGGGTTCTCAGCAGCCAGAGCATGGCAGCCTATGAAGAAGTCGGCATGGGCATCATCGCCGGGGCTCTCGAAGGTGTAAGCGAGCAGAACAAAACAGCTGTTGCGGTCGATTTGCATGCGGCGTTCATGGATAACTCAGCAAAGCTTGCCAATAGCGTGACTGAGTTCAACATGGCTCAGGGCAGAGAGGCGATCAATGAAATGACCCAGTCAGCCATGGGTCAGTATCAAGAAGCCAGGGCAGTGCAAGACACTGAGGCCATGGAGCGTGCTGAGACCAGCATGTACGAGAACATTCAGAACTTTAAGACGCTTGGGTTTATGACGGAGGCCAAGGCTCTTGAAGCTGAAAAGCAGGCTGGGGAGTTCTTTATACAAGAAGATGCCAAGGCTTCCTATTTAGAGGCCAGAGCGGAAGGCCAAGGTGAAGCATTTCTAGCAAATCTTGGAACAAAGCCCCAAGGGTGGAGTAACGACCTTTGGCATAACGTTATTAGTGATGTTTATAGCCTGCATACAGAGCAAGAGAAGCTCGTCAATGCTGAGCAATCTCTGAATAAAGCCCAGTGGAGCCAAAAGCTGCTCACGGGTGAGGTTCAGACCTTACAAGACCTAGAGCCCGCTCGGTCACAGATGTCGGCAACGAGTTTCATCGGCCTGCAGAACGAAGTTTTGTCCGCCATAGGCAAGCAAGCCGTTCAGCAAGCGAAGGTCTCAGGCTTTATACAGCAGAACACGTCAGACCCCTCAAAGGCTATGCGGGCATCTACAGAGACAAAGAATGCGGCTTATGAAGAAGCCCTGACAGCCTACGTTGCTCAGAAGCGCGATGCTCTTGGAGACCCCAACTACGAGCCGACTCTGTTAGACAAGTCTAATGCAGTTCAGGCATTCAGTGTCCCCATCCCGGCGTTCAACGATGAAGTGTCATATTCACTTCAGTATGGGGGAGACATGGAGGCGTATGAGGCCGCTCTAGCCTACCAGCAGCTAGCTGGAACGCCTGGTTCGGGTGCAGAGCCAAGCCCTGTCATCGCATTGAACAAAGAGGCAGAGCAGATTGCCGTAGCCACCCTCTTCCGAACGAACTTCAGCACAATCCCCCCCGAAGAAGCGATCGCAAGCGCTCGTGACGCTATCAATAACAAGGATGATGTGGTTCGCAAGGGTCGACTGGCCGCATTTGACCAGCAATACGCAGGACGCTCTGGGAAAATATCTCTTCAAAGGCGGTTCAAGAACACCTTTAAGGCATCCGCGGATGATAATCCTGTCATATATGAAGCATTCCAGGCTGAGTTCAGAGAAAACGCGGCCCAGATGACCAATGTTGATGAAGCTTACGAGATGACGAAACGCACCATGTCACCCTTATTCTCTAGGTCAAAGTACGGCAGGGATAAGAGAGAGCTGATGCAATATTCTCCAGAAAAGAATGTAGCGTTCATCGAAGAGGGCCATTGGTTCGACAACCAATATATTATTGCCGCTCAAAATATAGCGAAGAACTATGAGCGTGCCGGAGAGCTACAGAAGAGCTTGCCTGATACAAAGGCTAGATTCTTAGAGCTGCAAGATGAAATAAACGCCATGGTTATCTCTGAAAGCTTCGATGGAGAGGCGGTACAGCCTCTGCTTGAAGAGGCGAATCGATTGCAGAGAGACATACAGGTTGCCCAGTTCGCGCCGACAGTGAACATCAAGATACCCGAAGGTGCGGCTTTCCCAAGCTCGATTACAGAGCAGCAGTTGATGGGCGAGAAGGCCGCGAAAGGCGCTCGATCTGGAAAGCACCCGGTGCTGGAGATAGACGGGAAGAAGAGGCCTGTATTTATGATGGCGGACCCAACAACGGGCAATAGGCAGACCGGGCGCCTAACTTACGGCCTCTATTATAACGATGATTTCGGGACTGTTCAGCCGATTATCGACCCATTTAGTGAGTCCGGATTTGCTGAGTTCGGCGTTATACCGCTCGACCAGTTCTTGCCGGCGACTATGGAAGAAATGAACAACAAAACTATAGACTCTATAGCAGAGAAAGAGGCCGCGGCCTTGTTTGAAAGGGGCAATCCGTTCCAGAGAATGGGATTCGCTGATTTGCTGCCCAGCATTGCTCTGCAGAAGGCGAGGAAAAGAGCTGCTGGAAAGCGAGGCGCCCCAGCAATCGCGGACCAACTGAAGTCTAATGCTACAACGGGAGAATCTGATGTCTGAAGTTGATATTGATGACATTGGTCGGCAACTAACAAGCGCTTCTCCTCTGCAGGGGCCAAGACAGTTTGGAGTTCAGGAAAAAGCACCTGAGTCATCACTGTCAGAAGTCCCTGGCGCTCTATTCCGTCGAGAGAACCCGATAGGGTCTGCTCTCCTGGGGTCAAAGTTCCAAAGTGAAAGAGAGTCTATAGAGCCCACCGAAGGCTTCAACTACTTCGATAACGTCCCTGAGGACATGTTTTTCTACAGAGATAGGTTTGTATCCGCGAAAAGCGAAGAAGAGGTTAACCTCATTGCGGCCAAGATTAGAAAAGAGGTGGGAGATGCTGAGATCGTCTCCAGCCACCCCTTTGCTTCCTTGGCGATCGGAATTCCTATGTCTCTGATAGACCCCGTCACGCTGATGCCGGGTGGCGCGGTCTTTAAAAGGGCCGAGGCTGCATACGGCGTTGGGAAAAGCGCCTTAATGGGTGCGGCAGCATTAACCGGGGCAGGCATAGCTTCAGAAGCACTACTGTCTCCGACACAGCAAGTCAGAAGCCTTGAAGAGTCAGTGTTCAATGTGATGGGAACCGCCATGTTTGGTGGGGTAACAGGTGGCTTGGGGGCAGCTCTAAACGGAAGCGCTATTGGTCGGCAGGCTGCAAAAGACAACGCAAGGGTGTTGGGCGGCAGCAGTGAGACGCTTCAGTCTGGGCCCAGGTCAGAGAGTCTATCAGCAGCATCTGTTGATGAAGCTTACTTAAAAGAGAGCGAGCGCTTTGCCGACTTAGGCGGCATATTGGCTAGAGCTCCAGGGTTTAACCCCATATTGCGAATGTCCAACTCTCCTTTCTTGGCTTCCAGGCAAGCGGTTGATGCATTGTTCAGCTACAACATTGTCAAAAAGAAGAACCTTCCGGAGCATGGCAGCTGGTCAAGAGAGACCTCTTTAGAAACAGACATTAAAAAAGCCCAAGGAAAAATTGGGAAGACGATGGTGGACTACCAGTCTATCTACTTCAATCAGCGCGGCGTTGAGAGCGGGCCATTTAAGCCGGCCAGGTCTAAGCTGTCTTCCGAGGGGTTAGACTTCGATACCTGGGATTCACAGGTCTCAATGGCCATCATCGACGGTGGGATACACACAGACCCATCTGTTCAAGCTGGCGCACAGCATTTGATAGAGAACGTCTTTAACCCGCTTCGGGATGCAGCCATCAAGTTGGGCATGTTACCTGAGAACGTAAGTGTTTCCACGGCAGATGGGTACTTTACGCGGGTTTATAACACTCAAAAGATTAAAGAGAACCCAGAAGGGTTTAAGGAAGCAATTCGTCCTTGGTTTGCGGAAAAGAACGAAGAGCTCAAGTCCTTTCAGCCTTTGATTGAAGAGTACGAGAAGAGAATAACGGCGGCCAAGTCTGGCCTTACCCGGTCAAGGCGCTCTGGTGATAAGAATAAGATAACTTCTGCGAAGGAAAACCTGAAAAGGGTTGAGAAAGAGTTTAGCGATGCCATTCCTAAAGACCTGAAGGACTCAAAAGGCCGAGTCAGGCAGGTGCTAAAGGGTGATGAGCACATAGATTCTGTGGTTAGGCAGACGCTTGATAACGTCTTAGGCAGAAGCGAAAACAAGCTTTTGAATCCGGTGATGCAAAGATATCTCTCCTCTGGTAAGTCGAAGCCTTTAAAGAATCGACACTTCCTGATTCCCGACAAGGTTATACGGGACTGGACGCTTCAGTCCGCATCTCAGGTTTCATCTATTTACTCCAGGGGCATGATTCCGGTCATCGAAATGGCCAAAATGGGGGAACGTCTGGGCATCGTGGAGAAGAACAAGGCCAAGATTGCAAAGCTGCTTGATAAGAAGTCTGTCAAAGAGTCTCTTTTAGAGAAGTATCCAGAGGGAAGTGAAAAGTCATTGCTTGCTCACAAAGAAATAGAAGCCCTAGAAGCCTCAATTGAGATGCTAGAGTCCCCCGCCACAAACATGGACATATTGGCCCACTTTGAGGAAGAGCTCCGCTCTGAGCTGGAGGCTGCCAAGGTCGGAAAGACCCCTGCCGAGAACGCAAAGCTAGAAAAGGCGTTTGAGTCGAACAAGAAGGACATCCAGGGCGGCATAGAGACCATCATTGGCATCTATGGTGCAGGCCCAAACACGATGGGCTCAGCCACATCTCAGCTGCTAAGCAACTTCCGGAAGTGGAACGTAGCCAGGCTTATGGGTTTCGTGGTTTTGGCGAGCATCCAGGATGTCGGGGCCATGGTTGTCCGCAACGGGGTGATGCCCGTCATCTATAACGGGCTCAAGCCCCTGCTTAAAACCAGCGTTGCCGGGATAAAGAACAAAGAGCTCTTGCAGGATTTAGGGTTTGTTAGCAACAAAATGAACGGCCAGAGAGTGAAGAGCTTTTTAGATCACGATGGGTCAGCGTTTCAGACAGGTCCTGTCAGCCGTGGTTTAGACGCTGTAGCCCAGGGCACATTGAACCTGTCGGGTATGAATTTATGGCAGGACTCGGTTCAATTCATGGCTGGGAACATATCAATCAGCCGGACCCTGCGCGTCATTGATAAGTGGGCACGTACGGGCAAGATGGGGCGAGACGAGCGTATACGCTTAAACGCTCTTGGCCTTGGTGAGGAGCACTGGAGAACGGTGCATCAGCAATGGAAGAAGACTGGCGGGAAAGAAGGCGGGTCGTATTACACTGAATATGGCGACTGGAATGTTGATGTTCCTGAAGTAGCTTCTGCTTACAGGCGCTTCACCTCTTCAATCTATGACGACGTGGTCAGCACAATCATCGAGCCTGGCGCGGGCGACCTGCCCCTGTTTGCAAGGACTGAGCTTGGCCGCACGTTATTGCAGTTCAAGACTTTCCAGATTGCGACGCACAACAAGCTTCTTATATCCGGGCTTTCTCGGAATGATGCCAACTTCTATATGGGCGTCGTGACCATGCTATCCCTAGCGGCTCTGCAATATGCAGCAACGAGCAAGCTCAAATTCCCGGAGGAAGAGCTAGACCTTAGCGTAAAGAAGGTCACCCAAGAGGCCATTGATAGAAGCGGTCTGATAGGCGTCATCATGGAAGGCTATAACATGTTCGGAAAACTGATTGGAGCGAACGGCGTGTCTAGGTATCAGTCTCGAGGCGTGCTTGGAGCGTGGGCAGGGCCAACGATTGGCGCTGTAGAAGACTTGGCTTATATACTCAATAAAGCGTCACGGTCCATACGGGGTGAGGATGTATTTACGACAAAGGATGCAGAAAAGATTATGCGCCTTTTCCCATACCAGAACTTATTCTACTTATATTATCTAAACAAACAGATCACCAAAAAGGTATCCACCAGCTTGGGTGCAAGGGAGACTTCATAGATGGCTAACATTTCGATTAATAGCGTAGCAACACGAGTACAGTACGTTGCGACCAGTTTGCAGACGACCTTTAGCTATACCTTCCCGATAAAGTCTGATGCCGACCTGAAAGTGTACCAGCGGGTAGATGGCTCATCTCCTGATGATGCGGCTGACCTTCTAACCTTGACGACTCATTACACGGTGACTGGCGCGAACACTGCGTCTGGCGGTACGGTCGTCCTGGTCACGGGCGCGGTTGGAAATGACATTATTACGATTGTCGGCGATAAGGACATTGACAGAACGGCCGTGTATGACCAGTCCGTCACCCTGAAAAAGGCTGACCTGAACAATGATTTCAACGACAACGTTATGTACGACAAGCAGATTGAAACAGAATTACACCAGCTTGGGTTGCGGTACAACCGCTCTGAACGCATTACGCCGAGCTATCGTGAGGGTAATCTTAAGCTTCCGATACTTGATGATAACGAACTCTGGATTGGCCGCGGGGATGCAGGCGATTCACCTGATGACGTTACGACCATAGCGGCTACATCTCTATCAAATCCATTTTTGAACGCTGTTGATTACGTGCTTGGAACAGCTGAATCCCTGCTTCCTGAGGCTCAGGTCTTAGGCGACCTAGCAACCGGCATCGTGAAGAACACGACAGCCGCAAGTGTCGGAACATTGAGCATTGCAGCCGAGGGAACTGACTACTACGGACCCGGCGGAACAGATGTTGCTGTTGCCGATGGGGGCACAGGTGCGAGCACAGCCGCAAATGCACTAACGAACCTCGTGTCAGGGACATCTATCGCAACGGCTACAGTTGCCGGGACTGACAAAGTCGTCATCCAGGACGCAGATGACAGCGATAACATTAAGACTGTGACAGCGCAAAGCATTGCCGACCTTGCGCCAGTTGGAGACGTTGTAGGTCCAGCTTCATCAACCGATAACGCTGCGGCTCGTTTTGACTCGACAACCGGCAAGCTTCTTCAAGATTCGAGTGTCACGATTAGTGACGTAGACGTCGTGTCCGGAATTACACAGTTAAATGTAGACAACCTAAGGCTTGATGGAAACGCTATTACGAGCACTGACACGGACGGCAACATCACGCTTACGCCGGACGGAACGGGTAACGTTGTTGTTGACGCTCGGGGGCTAGATGTCGACCCAGGCGGGGATGCTGACGCTGACTTGTTGACTGTAAACGTGACGGGCACCCCCAAAATATCTTGGGACGAGTCAGCAGATACATTTAGAATAAATAAATCTATGGTGTATGGCGAAGACGGTGACACTTCACACACCATTGCGGGCTCGACTGTTAACGCTGATGTTGAAATTCACTCTGAAGCTGCGCAGGACTTAGGCGGATTGACGCTTCATCGTCACACAGACACAGCCGCTTACGGCGGTCATATTATAAATCTTAGAAGTAACGGCACGCATGACACGCCGACAATAGTCGCCGACAATAACGTTCTGTCTAAGTATATTGCCGCTGGATATGACGGAACAGACTACGAGCTTGCAGCTGAAATCAGAATGCTGGTGGATGGGACGCCGGGCAACAATGACATGCCGGGTGAGATTAAGTTCTTCACCAATGCAGGCTCACAAGCCCTGGTTGAGCGAATGGCGATTGATGCGGCCGGCAAGATTCTGTGGCCGAGCACTGTTGTCTTAGACTTTGGTGCAGGGGATGTCACGCTTACGCACTCAACTGGCAATCTTGCGTTAGACGGCAGCTACTCGGTCAATGAGACGCTCACAGCAAACGCGCAAAGTGCTGTACAAATTGATATAGATTCGAGCACTTATGTCGATGGCCGAGCAATTACAATCAATCATGTGACTGATGAGGTGTACGCGGGCGAAAATGAAACGTCCATGCTTGTAAATATAGATGAGACTGCGGCCCTGGCCGGTGAAATCTACGGGCTTCAAGTGATGAGAACGGGCGAGCAATCGTCAACTGACATCAGCGCGTTGAAAGTTAACTCTAAGATTAATCCCCTGTTACACACGTCAGGTTCTGATGCAAACGCTTCCAACATATTGAACGTCGCAGTTGATGTTACAGCAGCGCTCGCATCTGGCGGAGCGGGCGGCATCACTGCATTTGCAGCAGACAACGACACGTTTACCATCGGCTACACGACGACAGAATTTTCTGAAATCGTAGTTATTATAACCACCCCCGCCAGCGCGCCAATCGAAGCAACCTGGGAGCACTCAACAGGGGTCGGCACATGGAATGCATTTGTACCGACTGATGGGACAAACGGGTTTCAAAATACCGGAACGATTTCGTTTAACAACTTAGACCTGGCCGGAGCTGCCGTAGGAGCTGGCGGTTACTTCATGATTCGCATCACGCGAACAGCAAACACGCTTGCAACCGCGCCAGTTCTCAATGAAATTCAAGTTGTTCTGCCAACCTACCTGTCCTGGAAAAAGGATGGCGCGATTACGGCGAAGAGTGTAAACATTCTTGCGAGCAACTCTTATAGCGTCAATGGTACAGCGATACTCTCGGACAACGGTGGCACGATGACTCTATCGAACATCGATGCTCTAGATGCGACGACGCAAGCGACTATTAGCGCGTCAGGAGCCGACTATGTGCTCATTGCGACAACGACCATATCAACAGACGCCACGGTTGAGTTTACAAATTTGTCGTCTACGTACAGAGCTTACGTTGTCGTGTTTTCTAATGTCGTCCCGGTTTCAAGCGGAACGTTTAACATGAGAACAAGCACAGACAATGGATCTACGTTTGATAGCTCGACAAATGATTATCACTATACGAACATCTCGCTGGGAGCAGCTAGCTCTACGATCACTGGCACAGTCAGCGCTGTTGCGACGACAATTCAGCTGACCGGGGCAGGAACGTTTCACAACGCGCCGTCCACGGGCTTATCCGGCACTTTGACTATATACAGACCGTCAGATATAGCTCATACAGACATAACGTATGAATTACAATATAGAGTAAGCGGTGGAGATGAGCATTGTTCAGGGGGCGCTACACGTCAAGCTGCTGAAGATGTTGACGCGATTCAGTTCTACACGTCTGCTGGAAATCTATCGACCGGAGAGATTACATTGTACGGGATAAAAGCATCATGATATTGACTAAGAAAGTAAACGGCATAGAAGTAGAGCTAACCGAAGCGGAAATCAAAGAAGTCAAAGCCCGGGAAACTGCCTGGGCTGAATCTGAGGTTAATCGCAAGGTAGAAAAGACCCGGCTGAGTCGGATGAGCGAGTACGGAACACCGGGCGAGCAGCTCGACATGATTTATCACGACGGCTTTGATGTCTGGTCTGCACACGTAAAGGCGATTAAAGACAAGCACCCTATGCCCGAAGGCTTTGAAGCCGTCATAAAGGAAGAGAAGAAAGACAAGGAAAAAGCGGCTAAGCTAAAGGAGAAGAAGCCTGAGTAGCCAACCTGCATGGAGGCAGAGGATGAAAATATTAGATGGTGGAGCAGTCATTGTGATAGCGCTTATTGTGGCAGCAGGCGTTGTTGCGTTTGGGTCTTCTAAGCTTATCGGAGATGACAATGTCGTCGAAGAAGCTTTAGAAGTTCTTATTGAGGACAAGCTAGAGGATGTTTTCTTCCTTCCGGAAGATGCCTTGTCTGGCAAGGTTGATGTTACGCCCTGGTCTATAGAGGCATGGACAGGTAATGATGACTTCGAATATGTGATGATGGTTCAAGACAGGCGCAGGATAGCCCTAGCCGAGCTTGACCTGATTTGCAGTCGCCTTTGAGCTGATGGGATATAGCTTAGCGTAGCTCGTAATCTTGCGGGCTCGCTCTGGGTCGACAGAGTGCAGAAAGCCCGTCGCGAAATAAGTTAGGCAGTCCGCCCCATGAGAGCTCCAGTCATGGTTTGGTCCTGTCGATATGCCCTTCTTCTCATCTTGCTTTGCGTGAAACTCGTCAAGACATCTGATGAGCCGTTTGCAGCGTGGATGGATGACCATCTCGGGCAATAGAGATCGTGCGCATTGGATTCGTTCTTGTATGCTGGTGCGGGGGACGACATAGACTTCTAGGCCCGCTTTTCTCAGTAATTCGAATCGAGTCTTTCCTGTGCCGAGCTCTCGAACCTTTACGTCATGAGGGAAGAAGTGCGTGCCGTATCGTGTAAAGCCGTACTGTTGTCGTTTTAAATGTAATTGATCGATGTAATACTCTAGGCCGTGTCCGCTTTCTTCTATGTAGTCAAAGCAATGTATATCGCCATTAGGCTTGCATTGGTAGAAACCGACGCACATCGAGTCTGAAATCCCCAAATCCCAGGACGTAAAGATGAGTAGATTCTTGTCCAGTTCGAACTCTCGAATGTTGTTTTTCTCCCGAATGATTTTCATCTCGTTAGAGAAGTAGCTGTTCTGAATTGCACTTGTCCAGTCGCAAAAGAACTCCTGCTGGATAATTTCCTCTGACATGCCAGCTCGCCGCTCTTCATCGATAATCTCAGAAGATATAACGGGCGTTCCATTCCAGTTCCTGGTGTCGTCCACCGTCAGGACCTCGGTGTGCCAGGATGGATTGTCTTTTGTGCTCTCGTACAGGTCATAAAACGCGTTGAGCCCACGCGGGGTTCCGAGAAATATTGCGAATCCGTTGTTCTCGGCCAGTATAGGTCGCAGATAAGACCACGCCCGAACATCAATGCTTTGCATCTCACTAAACACGATGCCAAGCGGGTTAGAACCGATCAATGCCTCGTAGTTATCCGCCCCCGTTATTCTGATTCGGGAGCCGTTTACAAGCGTGATTGTCATTGTAGAATGATTGACCTGAGCGACGACCTCTTTAGGGATATATTCCCTGAAGCCCGTCCCATCCTTGCCCTTCCCATGCCACACGACTTGCATACTTTGGCCTATCTTGGGCAACAAATGATAGTACAGCCCCGGCCTCATTAAGGCACCCATCCACAGCATCTGGAAAGACATTGTGTCTTTTCCGCTTCTGCGGTGGGCAACGATCAAAAAACGCTTTACACCGTCTATTAAAAAGGCCCTGAGGGCCTTCTGCTGATAAGGTCTTGCTACGAACTTGGCCAGGACGTCAGTCACTTAGGCTTCTTATCTTCTTCAACCTTCTTCTGCGCCTTCTCTATATCTTTGTCTATCTCTTCATTTCGACAACAGTTAATCACTTCCAGGTCCCGTTTCTCGATTGTTGTCATACAGTAACTGCAAGCGAATTCCGTGGCTGAACGTGATGATGCAGACACTCTCCACGTGATGGGCATGAAATTATGTTTGTCCCCTCTGCAGAACTTTGTAGACACTTTTACATCAATATGCTTCGACATGTGAACTCCTAGTTTTCGTATATATCGTCAGACATCTCGACCATAGCATTTTCCATAGCCTCAGGACTCAGCTCTTCCCCATACATCCCGCGATGTATCGCGTTTGCGATGAGCGGGCGGTGAATCGGGTTAGCGTTGTCTAGCTGCACCGGAAGGACGTATTTTGCTTTTTGCTGAACCTCACCCTTGGCAAGAACGTAACTCTTGCCCGGGTGCTTAGAGACCAGCACGTTGAACCCAAGAACGTCCTCTTCTTTTGATGTCGTGCGCACAAAGTCTTCTATCTCTGCTAGCTCTTTTAAGATGCTGATGTTCAAATTAAGGCCTCCCTTGTTTCATGTGGAACATTTTAGCTTAAATCATTACTTGTTTCCTTCATTGCTCTTTTCCGCTGCCGGCGCAAAATCGGCTGCCGTATACGTCATCTGTCCAAGCGGGTCTGGGTGAGTCACATTGAAAATGGCCTCTCCCACCGCTGAGCCCCATTGATTGTATGTGCCGGTGTTTTGAGCGATAGATGCCGGTGCGTTATAGACCTCGACTGCAACAAGAGCGCCGGTAATCGTGCTTAAGAATGTTGCGCCGCAGATATATTTAGTTTCGTTGTTATTTAATAGCTTCATTTTCATTTTATCCTTATTTTTCGAAATCAGATGCGTCAAAAGACATTTGGCCAAGCGGGTTTGGATGGGTCACATTAAAAACGACTTCTCCCAGTTTGCTGCCATTTTGAATGCCCCTTACCACCATGGCTGGAGCACAGTAAATCGCGGTCATGAATGCCACGCCCACAAGAACCTTCATCACAAAACATCTTGTGTTGAAGTAATTCTCAAATTGTTTATAAAGTGTCATCATCATCTCCTCTGTTGGTGTCGTTATCTTCTTCTTGTTCTTAGAACGCCTTAAAAGCTTTTTATCACTTTGCGCTTGAATCGCTCCATGTGTGACAGTACTTTGTCAGCTCCGGCGATAAGCTTCCCGATTTGGGGAGGGTCTCTTTGTATTCTGAAGATGCAGCCTTGCAGGTCTTCGTCAAAGCGTGGGCTGTAGGAAACGAAATCGCACCACTGGCGGTCTGTCACATACATCTGCCACTGCATTTGTTGAAGATACTTGCTTCCAGGCCCGTGCTCCAAGTGATCGAGATGTGCGCGAGAGCCAGGGCACTTGACTTCGATTAGACCGTCTTCACCGACGAGTCCATCAGGTGATGCCCCGAAATTATCGTTGTCGCCACTGATGACGAACCCCACGGGCTTCACTGATGAGCCTGTCTCGAGCTCGTACCAGAGAATCGCGTTAGGTTCTTGATCGATGCCCCATTGCATTGCATCGCTCACAAATCTATCTTCTTCACTCTCTGTGAGCAGCTCTACAAGCAGCTCCTGTGCATACGTCTTACGCTTAGGGTCAGTTAAAAGTCGGTCAGCGTTCGAGCCTGTTATCTTGCCGAGCCTGAGTGCCCGCCACAGATCAGATCGTTGTTCGCAGTCATATATTTTCATTCTTGTTCCTTAGCTGCTTTAAGCTTAGCAATCACGACCTCGTACTTGCTGGCCGGAAGCTGTTCAATGCCCGGTATCTTGAAGTAGTTGTTAATCTTAGACAAGTCAGTCTTAGTTTCATCTGCCAAAGCGAGAATGTTGTTTGCCTGGTCCTCAGATATCGGAGAATCTACACGTTTCTCAGATGCTGACTTCGCATCCCTGAGCTCCGCTGCATCGCTATCTTCTTGTGCTATACCGAGCATACTGCTAATCGCATATCGTCTGCCGTACGTTATTGTAGAGCCGATACATTGCACTTCATTCATACCTTTTGCACTGAGCACCGGAAGACTTAGCTTTTCTGTTATAAACTGATCTCCAAGCATCAGCGTTGTTTCTATTACAACCCTCCCGGATTCAAAAGAGACAGGTTGCGTCAAAAAGATGGCGTGGCTGCAAAGCACAGGAATGCAAGCATCAATGAGCTGACTAAGATCTGCATACTTGTATCCATATCCTGATTTGTCCTTTACTAGATTCGTCATTTCTTGTCTGGCTTTGCACAAAGCTGATGCAAGCTCTGCTATTGTTTCGCTTTTATTCATATCTGTTCCCCCGCAGAGATTCGGACACCGCGACCAACATCGAACCCAAGGCCCACACGACAATCATAAGCCCATTAATGGCTATTGATATTATTATTGCGTAAAGGCCAACCTTAAAAAAGAAGGTCGCTATCATCATTATTGTTGTCATTATTATTCTCTCTAATTATTATTATTTATGAGCGGGGCCAATGTGCTTTCGTATCAGAACCCAAAGCGTTGCACTGGATAAAAACCACGCCATCGCTACCTTAACGCCTATACTTAAAACAATCATTTAAAGTCTCTCTCAAATAAAGAAGGTCCGCCATAAAATACCTTCTTCTCGAGAGCTTTGTCGAATTCACACAGCTCGCTTAAGTGTTCATTCACCGCATCCATGGCGGTCTCCCTCAGACCAGCAAGAGCGCTATCTTTGAGGGTGGTTAAGATTAAGCTTGAATCCTCGTCGTCTTCACACAAGTCAACGAATGCTTTGCAGAAAGTCGGAAAGAAAGGACTCTCGACTACGGCATCTTGTTTATCTTCGACGCTTAAAGACCTGTAGATACACTTTATAAGAGATTTGCGCTCAGATTGACCCATATTCTCAAAGAGCTTTGGCTCATAAATCTCAAAATACTCTTTTACGGCTTGTCTAATATTCTTCATAGTGCTCTCGGTGTTGTGCTTGTGAAGTGATGTCAAATATAATACAATGCACATCATTAGTCAACAACACCGGAGTGAATATGACGCGGAAAATAATCAGGCTTTCTCACGACGCTGTCACAGCATCCTTTAGAATACCTCCAAACGAGTTAAAACTATTGTCTGAGTACGCAATTGAAAAAGAAGTCAGCAGGAATTCAGTCATTCTTCAAGAGCTTAGAAGGTTTCTGAAAAGGGTAGGTAAGCTACAATAGGATTATCAATGACATTGCCGAGACGATCTGTGTATGAAAGTATCAACAGAGACAATCGATAAACGAAAACTTGAAATCGGATACAAAGCAAACAGCCTCATAAACGAAATAAGGAAACGACATAAAGAGCGCAGTCAGGGCGATACCTGGTTGCGCGGTCGTAGACCTGGGTACAACTTATCAATCAAAAGACGGAGAGAGCTAATCAATGAAAGGCGTTAACAAGGTCATTATAGTCGGGAACTTGGGTAAAGACCCAGAAACCAGAGCAATGCCGAGCGGCTCAGGCATCACAAACATCACCGTCGCAACATCAGAGTCCTGGAAAGACAAGACAACAGGACAGTCACAGGAGCGAACAGAATGGCATAGAATCGTATTCTTCGGACGACTCGGTGAGATAGCTGCGCAATACCTTCGTAAAGGCTCAAAGGTCTACGTAGAAGGCAGCTTGAGGACTAGGAAGTGGCAAGATAAGACGGGAGCAGATCGTTACTCTACGGAGATTATTGGGTCTGAGATGCAAATGCTAGACAGCAAGGGTGACGCTCCTGCAAAGGCCGCTTATAAACCGCAGCCGCAGCAGAGCCATCACCGGAGCAGCGGAAACGAGGAATTCGAAGACAACATCCCCTTCTGAGGAGCTCTCATGAACCTCACAAAAAACCAAGTGTTGATTAAGAAGCTGGACTTCATCACAGCCATGGAGCAAAAACACGGCTTTAAGTCGAGCGTGTATCTCTTTCTCGAGGCACTGGTCATCGACTTTATGGACGAGCGAGGGCGATGCAGAACATCGCTCTCTAAGATTAAAGAGAAAATGGGGGCCAACAACGTAATGGCCGACTTCCACGAGTGGGCTGATGCGCTCGTTCATGCGCGGGTTTTGCAAATGACTGAGGCTCCCAGTGGGCGAAAGAACATCTACTCCTTCAGTCTCATAGGATTTAATGGTCAAACAGGATAACGAAAGGACAACAAGACATGGAATGTGATTTGGACAAAAGAAAGCGGGAGCATCTGGAGAGGGTCTTTATGAAGCACGACATACGCCCAAATGGGCGCTTTGTCTTAAAGACGCTCGTAGATCACATGGACGAAAACGGGGTTGTTGCAATGAAAGTGCGCACTCTTTCGCGGCACATGCTCTATAAGTTCGTCGAAACGACAGTCTGCAACTGGCTAGACAAGCTCTACTGCATGAAGATCATTGATAGGGTTAAACCCACACTCAAAGGCATCCCGAAAGGCTGGCGAGAGCCTACAGTCTACAAACTAGTCGGCTTTGTCTCAGACGAGAGTAAGCCGAAGTCTGATGACCCCTCGCCCGAGAAAGCGTAATACTAAAGAGGATCATGGAAGATCGCAGTAGCCCCAGGGATGGGGCTTTTTTTTGCCTGGTAATTGGTGGTAGGTCAGTGTGTCAACAAGCTTGCAGTCTACACGTAATGAGGCAACAGGCAGTAATAAAAACAGCATTAAAGCGGCTGCAGAAAAGTTAAACTTACAGATTGATGAAGACACAATACGTAAATATGTACAAGAATCGTGCGCTGTGGTATCAGCTCTCTCTTCATAATTAACCGCCTCACCAAAAATAAGATACTTAACTAACCGCTAACCGAATTGTTCAGATTCGGTTAACTCTTAACCGAATTCGGTTAACAGCTTTTTACACTATGTCACCGTAGTCTCGTTTCCAATCAACATTAAGGAGCGATAATGGTGGCTACAAAAATCTTAAGACTACCTAAAGTCAAAGAACTCACGGGTTTATCTCGTTCAACAATCTATTTACGCATCTCTCAAGACCGACTCCCAAAGCCTGTAAACCTTGGCGATCGTGCTGTAGGCTGGCTTCAAGACAAGCTTGCAGCCAACGTAAAGTAAGGCTGTAATTGGTGGTAGGTCAGTTAGATCGTGATCGTAAGTTGCGATTGCCACTGTGCCAAATGAGGAAACTTTGTTATTGTGGGCATCTGCATTATGCAGGCGCACGCGAAAGCCAAAATGGCCTCGGTGTGATAAATAATTCGGGGTTTCGGTCGCACAGGGTGTGCGGATCAGAAAAGAGCCAGAGGCGGCATCCGATGCCAGTCTCTCCTTCTAACTCTGGTCGAACTAACAAAAGCCGGCAAGCTTTTGATTAGCTCTCATCGTTACTTACTTCATGGGAAGAAACCATGAATAAAGTGCGCCACCTCATGGTGACGACACGCATCATCTTTCAAAGGAAAAGAATCAACATGCAACTTATAACAATCATCCACCTCTCTCGAAGGTTTCAGAATGTTACGAACTAATTGTACACTAGCCTCAAGCGCAATCAAACACATCTCGTCACAAATAAGTCCTGCAACTGATGAAATAGTTGAGCTTTCAGACGAATTCTACGCGCCGACACCCCGATTAACTCAAAAAGACTTCAAAGACGCGGTCTCCCAGAAGCGCAGATTCATCAATGACGCTAGGAAAGAACATAAACTAAAGCTGAACTGCCATGCTGTCTTGGAAACGCTAGTCATCCAGTGCTCCGATTTCAACGGTGTTGCTAGGCCATCCATTGCCACGATTGTTAAGAAGCTCGAAGATAAGGGCGTCTATCTAAGCGAGAGAACTATCGGGAGATGGCTAGCTAAGCTTTCAGACCTGGGCATCTTGTCTAAAAAGCGCGGTGAGCAAAAGATGACGCGCCGAGAGTACAACCCCCCGAATGTATATACGCTGACAGGGTTCAAGGCCTCCTTTCACGACCGATCGGACACTTTGTCGCAAGTATCTAGTTCTCCGAAGGAAAACAGTAAGATATATATGTCCCCTGCTTACGCAAAGAAGAAAGCAAAGCCGAAAACGAAGGGCTCAGCCTTTGGCCAGAGGCACATTGATGAACACGAGCTGAAAGCAAGCTCAGATAGGCGAAAGACAGAGATGCTGAGGGTCTATGAAGCAAACAACCTCAAGAATGAGCAGGCAGAGCTCGTCACCCATGTAATCAACACGTCCAAATTCAAGAACAATGCTCGATATCTCGCAACCATCATCCGAAGGGTCAAATCAAATACCTGGGAACTTCCGAAGGCGGAGAGGCCAAAACCTGTTCGCACTGGATTATCTAACGCTGAGAAGCAAAGCAAAGCAGTAGACAGCTTGGCAGCTAAGGGAATCTGGAGACATCTGTACAAGAACTCGAGAGAGTTTGATGCTCTGTTGCTCGCTGAGATTAGATTGTCTTACCAATGAAATACACGGAAGAAGCCCACCAGAAGTATGTAGTACAATACTTCAACTTAAAATATCCCCACCTTGAGGGCCTTTTGTACCATATTCCCAATGGTCAGAACGTCGGAGTCAGGGCTGGGTACAGACTAAAGAAGGCTGGATTGGTGTCAGGACTGCCCGATTTACATATCGCTATCCCTACGAATGAGCACCCCGGACTCTATATCGAGATGAAGAGCGAGAAAGGCAGGTGCACGCTCAGGCAGTCTAAAATGCAGGCCATCTTGAGGAGCGTCGGGTATCGAGTCGAAGTATGCCACAGCTGGATAGAAGCCAGAGACGTCATTGATGACTATCTGAAGGGGTATGTCCATGAAGTTGATGAAAAGGCAGGAACCGAGCTATATTGAAGCAGGCGGCCCTTTCAGTTCCCGCTGATTTTGCTTTGCTTGTCGAAATCGGTGATACCTGCCTGGCTGGGTCGTCACCAATGCGAGATTTAAAAATGAAAGATGAGATTGAGAAGCTAGAAAAAAGAATCTCATCTCTTCTAGAGATTGAGAAGCTAGAAAAAAGAATCTCATCTCTAGAAGAGATGCTCGCTATTTTATCCGGCAATTTAGATCTAATGCGGCGATGTCTTCATGTGTTCAAGACTATAGAGCCGCCCTTCTGGGTCAAGTCAGGCGCATCGGTCGAGTACTCTGAGTGCGTCAAATGCGGGCTACGCTGCAAATCATAACTTTGAAAATAAATTACACACATGC